TTAGCTCCATGTCCCCAGTCAATTCCTTGACGTAGGCTTTCGATTTCTCTGGTTAAACCTGTCGTTGCACCAGCTAAAATCTCCTCCCACTTTAAAGTAATCTTATTCATTTCAATAGCCTTTGAAAAACATTTAACAACTTGGGATTGTGGATTAATAATCTAACAAAACTCTCACTTAATTTATCTACCAACTTTTCTTCGCCACATTTACCCACATTAATATTGTCTTTTGAACATAGCAGGTGGTAAAGCTCATGTAGAAAGGTTATGAGGACATTTTTCATGGACTGATTTTTATAAATTAAAATTTCGTTATCGGCTGGAATAAACATGCCTACGCAGTTTAGATCTTGTGATTCTTTTCTCCCAATATACCTTATCTTGATGATGTGTCTTTTATATTGAATGGTTTTGGGGAGCATTAGATTAAATACACTATGTAGGCGATCATGTCTATTGACTTTCATTACCTTTTCTGTCAATAATCCGTCATCAAATGTTGAATGTAAAAGATAGATTTACTGACCTTGCTTTTATGCAGGGTGATTTTAAAAAGGTGAATACCTCACCATCACAGACATCACTCCCTAATTGGCTATGGTATATTAAATATCCTTTAGCCCTTCATCTTCAATTCAAACCTGAAAGCCCATCCATTTCTTTTATGTCAGGCACAGCCATTCATAGATATTTTCAGAATATTTTAATGGGAAAAATGAAAATTGCCGATGTTGAAAAATTTTATAAAAATATACTGGAACATAATAAATTTTCCGAAAAAGAATATACTAAAGGAACATTCATTTTAAAAATTATAAAGAAAATGGTATCGGATCATCTTGATATTCTCAAAGAAATTTCAGGGGATAAGATGAAAGATTGGGAGGCAGAAGTTTCTTTTTCTGAATGGTACAATGATACCTACATGGGTCAAACTTTAAATATTGCCAATGAAGGTTCGATTGATTGTTGTAATAGATCCCTTAAAATATTTACCGAACATAAAAATAGATTTCCCTCTGTTTATTTAAGCACTGCCGATAAAAACAAGAACAAAAAAGTTTATAATAGAAGAAAACCAAACAAACTAAAATCTCCACAATTCACCCACCTAATTGCAGTAGCAATGTATTCCAACCATCTGGGCAAAAACTATGAGGCTACTTTAATTTATTGCGATGAAGATGGTGCGATTCTTTTTAACAAGCATAATTGCGATGAGCTAAAACATGAAGGACTGAAATATTATTATAATAAATTTATTCAGATTAATATTCAGCGACAGGAAATGTTGAGGATGGCACAGGGCGATATAAAAAAGTTGGCTTGTATGGTTGGGGTGGACTGGTCTGAGATTAAAAAATATAAAGATAATCTTTTTCTCTCTCACATGCAGGATGAAGACATACATAAAATAGAAAGGTTTTATGAAACACTTTAAATATCAGGAAGGCAACGGACTTACCGATGAAGACATTAAAAGAATTATAAACAGTGAGGTTTTGGATAAACAAATAAAAGATAAAGCTAGAACTATTTATAAGGAAGAAAGAAAAAAAGAAGAAGATAAAATTGTTGAGGATATTGTTAAGAAGAATGGAAAGGAAGGAACAATATGATAGATGAAAAAATAAAAAAGATATTAGAGCAATTTAAAATTAATCCAGCAAAAGCTCTATGGGATTGTCATGGTACACAAATTATGTACCACCGATACATCGAAGAAATTGGAGCTAGTGCTGGGGTTCAAGTCATTAATTATGAAACCATCAAAGCAGATGAAAGCACAGCAATTGTTAAATGCCATGCAAGGTTAGGAAAAGTAGATCAGTTCTCCTATGGGGAATGTAGTCCAAGAAATTCTAAAAATGCCTATCCTGTGGCTATGGCTGAGAAAAGGGCATTTGACAGGTGCGTTTTAAAATTGGTTGGATTGCATGGTCATGTCTATGCCATTTCTGAAATGCCTGATGAAGATAATGTTAAAAAGAAAATGGAAACAAACAACCAGCCTTGGCTTCAAAAACATGACGGCAGCCTTGTTCCACTGGTACAGGACAAACCTAAAGCAACAACAGGAAATAATAAAATTGATTCTTTATTTATCAAGACCAGCTTGGAAGTTATCCAAAATGGAATTGATAAAAGGGAATTTAAAAACTTGAATTTTAAAATAGAAAAACTCAAGTCGTTAATTCATAAGGATGGTTTTTGGGATTCATTTACCAAGACTGATGAATTTAAAACATTAAATAAAATGAATCTAATAATTCGTTCACATATAAACCAACAAAGGAGGCTATAAATGGCGTTTGAATTAAAGGAAGGTGAAGGCTATCTTAACAGGGATAATGAAAATCCTGAAAAATTTTGGGGGTCTTACAAATTACCCAAAGATATGAAAAAAGGAGAAACTATCAACCTCACCGAATATATAAATACCAAGGAAGACGGTAAAGTTGTTCATCATTTGGTGGAGAGAAAGCCTAAACAGGCTTAACTTCATTAATAAGGGTGCTGGACTCCCTCTCTTAATTTTAGTATCTCCAGCACCCTTAAAAATTATGGAAACTATTTTAATATTTATTTATTTAACGACAGGGGAAATATACAAGGTTCCCATTTCTTTAGGATTGGGTCAAACTTGTAATGAAAAATTGATGGAAATAGTCAAAGACAACGAAGAAGGTAATGGAGTTTTATACAGGGGGTCGCAAGTTGCACTCCACTACTGCAAAACAACTAAAGGAGAATGGATTAAATAATGTTAATGGATTTAAAAAGCGAAAGAGATAAGTTGCTTAAAAAATTAAGAATATCAAATATTAGGGTTGAGGAACTGGAAGAAGAAAATCATAAATTAAAAATGAGTTCACCTGAAATAAAAAAAGCCAAAGAAGAAATAGAAAGTTTAAAAAAAGAAATGGCTATTATAAAGGAGGAGGGTCAATCTGAATCAATAAGAAAAGATAAAGAAATTGGAAGGCTGATGAAAAAAATAAATGACAAACGATAATATAAAATACTTTAATAAAGGTAATAAAGAAAAAATTGTTGAACAACTTTTAAAAAATAAAGAAGATGACTACGGACACTTTCCCAACAACTGTTATGTGGTTGCCAAATTTATAAAGGGTGTGTTGGACATTGTTAATAAAAAGGAAATTATCGTACCAGACACTTTAGTTCCCCAGCTTATGATTGTGCTTAAATTAACTAGGACTATTAATGATGGTACAAAAAAGAATCTTTATAAAACCGATACCCACTCCGACATTGATGGCTACAACTATTTATTAAAAGAAATGATGAAAGTTGAAGACATGAAGGATAAAAATGAGTACGAATAGCAGGATCTTTTACAGTCCACAGATTAAAAAGATTATTAGTTTTATGTCTAAATACCACCATGAAAATGAATCATGGCCAAAGTTGGATGAGATTGGCAAAAGTATGAGGGTAACTAAACAGAGAATTGGTATCTTGTTAAAACAGGCTGAAAAATTGGGATTGGTGGAATCCCACAATTTTTTCATGAGGAAATATAGCTTGAATAATTCTAGTAAAGATAGTAAATTGAAGGTCAACAACACCTATGAAGTGTAAGAAATTATATAACTATGAACTGACGGCAGTTGTTGAGGAGGAATTTGATAGTGCTGAAAAGGCAGCAAAACAAATGGAAGCATCTTCGCCCTGGCCAAAGGTAAAGATTATCGATAGCAGGATGGTGTTTTCGACAGTAAAACTGTTACAGGAGGATAAAAAGAAAGATGGAGTACGATCCAAAGAAGATAAAGGAACTAAGGGATCAGGAGGAAAGGGAACTCAAGCTAATGTATAAGTACAAAGACTGGGTTGAAAGAAAGAAAAATATGATCGTCAGGATTGGTTCCGATATTGAAAAGGAAAAATTAAAACAAACCACAATTACAACATAATTAGACGATAGGTTGTGTGGAATAGTTGTGAACAACTAGAAAGGAGTATTGTCTTTATGCCAACCGATACAAATAAAAAGTTTTCATTTGACAATCATGTGGGTAAGAAATTAAGAAACCGAAGGGTACAACTCAAACTTACACAAACAGACATTGGAAAAGCAATTAATAAAACTTTTCAGCAAGTTCAAAAATATGAAAAGGGTATTAATGGGTGTAGTTCTTTTGCCTTGGGTGAAATCGCAAGGTTTTTAAAAGTTCCAGTTTCTTATTTCTACGAAGGATATGATTATAAAACTTTTACAAGTCAACTAACGTATAAGGATAATGAACCTGAAATTCATGTGAACAATCAGCACAGGAATGAAAAGCATTATCCCAATCCCAATTCTTATGGTGAAATTACCGACCATTTGAATGTGCCATTATTGGTACTTGAAACTGGTAAAAATGTAAAAAGTAAAATTAAATAAGAAG